ATCCAACTGGTTAATTGTATTAGCATCTTTAACTGGTAAATATACAGCTGAGCATCTACAATTTATAACATTACGAGCTGAACCCTCACCTGGTCGCATTATTGATTCGCCACCAACAGTAAAAGTTTCTTGTTGTGGCCGCTCTTGATTATTAGCTTGATTATGCCAATCTCGTTCCCTACCATCAATTGCCGCTGACCATCTTTTAATTAAATCACTACCAGCAAAAACACTTAATGCACTCCGCTCAATTCCATAATTTGCCGCTCTTGTAGTTTCTGTTCTTACTACTCTTAGAGCTTGATACCTTGAATATTTTTTTAATTGTTTTTTTAATATCCTGGCTTTTGCATCAGCTCCAAGTGCCATAAATTCCTGGTCTTGAAATAATCTTTGTATAACTTTAATTGCTGTTTTTTTACCAGTATTAGCAACACCAGTAATTGAAAGTGCTGTATATTTTTGAGCATAAGCCATAAATGCCAATTCCCATTCAGTTAAATATTTTCTAAAATCAACGCCTTTGTTTATATACAAGTCAAATGTTTTAGCATACCATTTAGCAAAATGCATTGATGTATCTAAATAAAGCTCATCATATAATTTTCTTAAATCATTATATTTAAATAAATCATTGTATCTAATATCATTATAAGTAATCATATTATCAACTGCTATGTTATATTGGCTTTGGTAAAAATCTCTAAATCTTTTGGCGTTACGCCTTTCAGTTATTTTTCTTTGTTTTTCATTTGCATTTTTCCATGCATCACCAAATTTTTTAGATAGCTTAAATGTTTTAGTATCTAATAAATTTTCATCTTTATTTTCATATTGAGAATAACAAAAAGCAATACGCTGGTCAGCATCAGGAAAATCATTCCTAGCTTCATCATCAATAACACATCTAGCAATAAATTGTCTTTGTGTTTCGCCTTGATTTGGTGTTGGCATTATTCTTTTATTTGATTTAATTTACGTTCACTATATGTTAACATACTTTGGCCACCCCATCCTAAAAATGCAACATAACCTTTATCACACCATGGTGTATCTTTATATTTAGGATTTATTTTATTATAGCCACCGCCTTTGGTCCTAGATAAAAAACTAAATGTCCGCTTTAATGTTGACAATGAAAGTTTTTCCCTAGCAATTAATTGGTTCATTCTTGAAAGGCCAATTGATGTCATTCCATCAACCTCATCACGCCCATGTTTGTCAATCCAATTTTTAACTCTTTTAGCATTATTAGTTGCACTTTGTGGATAATCAGAATAACCCTCGGCTTTATACTCATCATATTTTTCATTATCAACAGCATCCATGTACTCATCATGACTTTCAAAAGGCATAAAAACTGGTTCGCCATCGTATGTATGTTGATGGCTTCCTGAGCCGCCAAGTTCAATAGCTCTATCCTCAGCTTCTTGTTGAGTTGTATAAACATCAGTCATTCCGCTGACTAATGATTTAATATTTGTGTTAGTTATTAGATTTTTTTTTTTACTATCATCCTCATTGTCAACTTCAATATCATTTATTGGAGTTTCAACAACATCTGGCAAATCAATATCATCACCACTAGCTGGTATTAAATTAGCTGGTATGTAATAATCATTAAGTATAGGGTTTTGTTCATCATGGTCATAACTCATTGCCGCTCTTTTTTCATTTGGAGTTAACCACCATGCCTTAGACATTTGGTCCACAATTTTGTCAGTTTCCTCTTGTAATTCTGGTATAACACTAAAGTCATATTCAATACAAATATCATCACCATACATTGGAGCTAACCACCTATTTAACTCATCTTGAATTTTTATTAACTCAGGAATAACACAATTTTGATATAATGCCTTTTTAGCTTCCTTCATATTGTTATATGTTGAGCTTTCAGTATTATTTAATAATTGTACTGGCACATTGTAGATGTTACATAAATCTTTTATTGATGCATTATATTGCTCAATTAAACTCATATCACTAGCATTTAAACCAAAGTTAACCCATGATAATTTTTTTGGAGTTATAATAATATCACCAGCTTTTTTACTACCTTGATGCTCCTTCCTAAATTTATCTTTTAATTGTTGAGCTTGTACCTCATTTAAATCACCCTCATCACTCATTAATAAACCCCTAGCTGTCTGGTTTTGTAAAAATTTAACTCCGCTTTCTGTCGCCTCATTGTTAGTAGTCATTGAACGTAAACCAGCTTTTAGAGGTGATTGACCATAAAGATGTGAACCAGTACCATCATAAAAAGGGTTAAAATCTTTTATATGGCACATCTGCTCAGCTGGTATATGGTATGTACCATTATACTCAATAGTATATGATTCAACTGGCTTCATTATACCCCCAGAATTTATTTCCATAATCTGTGATGGCATAATGTAAAGCTCAGTATATTTATTTATGTTTTCACCAGTTTCTGGTCCAATACCATAAATGTAGCGGTTACCAGTTAATTTACCAAAGGCAATCATTTCAGTAATCCAAGTTGCATAGGATTGAGCTGGATTTGGTCGCTCTAATAGTTTATGTAAATCAGTATGCTCAAGCTCAACAAGAGCGTGTTTTTTTAACATATTAGATTTAAGCATAACATTAGGGTCAGCAATACCACTACTCATTGCTTTATATCTTTTATAGCTATTGTCATTTACCTTACGATAAATGTGATAGGGTATTGTAGATGCCGCCTTAGTAATAATATTTACAATTGAATAAATAGTTGCATTTTTTCTGTAACCATCATTTATATAGGTTTCATCATTTTCACTATTCCAAACAATAGTATTGCCGAGCCAATTATAAATTGCTCGGTTATATTGTTCACTTGTATTTTGGGATTTACTGGTTATTATAGACCTTAACCTATCAAAGAATGTTGCCATTAATATAAAATTTTATGTAAAAATACAAAATAATAAATTCTTTTTTATACAACAAAGAAATCGTTACGATTCCGCCACCTTGAATAAACACAATATCTAATGCTATCAAGCAAATGGTCTTGTTGATTTGCTTTTGGTTTATTAATTATTGTGCCATCTTTTAGCTCATCATATATGTAACCGATTTGCTCTTTAAGAATGTTTGTTGATTCCTCACTAACATATATATCAAACTCTTTTAATAAGCTAATACCAGCATTAATTGAACCTTGACCTTTTACAGCACCTTTGGCCCAGATACTCATTTGTCTTAATTCCTCAATTGATTTTGGTTCGGCTGAATCACAATACATTAGCATATTGTCTAATTTGCTATCCTTAATAAAATTTGCAATGTCTCTGTTAGTCATTCCCTTTTTATAAATAAGCTCATGAATATATAAGCTGTTATTATGTTTACCAACTTTTACAATAGCTAAATTGTCTTGGCTAAAACCAAAATCACATCCCAGCACCTCATCATCTAATTGTGGAAAATCTTTATAAGGAATATAATTCCAATTCTTAAATATTTGTTTTTCACTAAACTCAGCTCTTTGGCCCTCACCATATACACGCCAGTAATCTGGGTCACGCTCTTTAATCCTTTCAATTTCATCAACTAACTCTTTTGGTAAAAACTTATTATCCTTATATGTGCTTATAAATAATGCCGCATCATCACGCTCAGCTAAATCATATAAATAGTGTACTGGGTCTGATGGGTTAAAATCAATATAAATATTTTTTCTGGTCCGCATTACCAATTGCTGGTAATCCTCAAAAAATAATTCATTACCCTCATTAATCCATAATACATCCCTAGCTGAACCCCTTATTTTTTGTGCATCATCCGCACTAAACATTTCTAATGTATGGCCATTATATTCAAAAGTGTTTTCTGTTTTATTATGCACTCCATGCCAGTAGATACCCAGCTGTTTGGATATATGTAAAAAATCCCTTAATACTGACCTTTTAAGAGCTGGTAATGTTTTACGAACTATTGATATTGTTAGTGGCTCTTTATGAGTAGTCATTAAGTATAAACAGTATTGCATTAGTGACCAAGATTTACCGCTCCTGGTACCGCCTTGAAATATGTTTAATCTTTTATCTGAGTTAACCGCCTGGTAAAATTGTTTATTGCAATACTCAGTTACTTTTTGTCTTTGGCTGGTGTCCATTCAATTAGTTTGCTTTCAATAGTACTATCGTGCTGTATTTCTTGTCTTTCGATATACCCTCTTTTTTTCCCTTTTGTTTTTAATAGAAATATAGTTGCTGTTACATTGCCCTCTCGTATCTGTTCATGTAATTGGCTTTCCGCAAAATCTAATGTAACATTCTCAATGTCTTTTACTTTGGCCGCATACTCTGGGTCCTTCTTTAACCAGTTGTAATGTGTTTGTCTATCAATGCCAACTTGTTTTACAGCTGTTGTAACAACTGATAAACTTTTTTCCAATGCATTAAGCATTAATCTTTTTTTATGTGTCGAAACTTGTCTAATTGCCATTTAACAAAAATACATAAAAAAAAGGGAGTTGTGAAACCCCCTTTGATTACCTAATGCCAATAGAATTAACCTGGCTTTTTATATTAGGTTTTATTTTTAAATTTCCCAGCATTTAGGAGTTTCGACATAATTAAGTGATTCTCTTGTTAATGCCCACATTTTCCATGGTTTACCATTATTTTGATAATTTAAAGAATTATCATATTTAAACTCCTCTTTTGTAATGCCATCAAAAGAATTAAAAATTAATCCTTTTTTTAATAAACTTGCAATAATACCAGCATTTTTTTTGCTTTTAGCATCAGTACTTAAAAAATCTGAATGCCCTTCTTCGTTTTGTTGTGTTTGAATAAATTTTAATAATTCTAATTCTTTTGTAGTTAAATTTTTCATTTTTTTGTTTTGTTTATGTAACCACTTCGTTGTAATTACATAGCTAAATTACAAATATATTTTAAATAACAAAATATTTTTTCAATTTATTTTAATTATTTTGCTTTTTTTCATATAAATACAAGTATAAATCCCATATTTTACTACTGGCTATTGATTGATTTTTATAAGTATCTGGTGATTTAATAAATAAACCATTGTCACTTATTTCAATATGACATTCTTTTTTATGCTTTATGGGTACTATATAGATTTTAATATTATTATCTAAACACCAGGATTGAGCTTTTAGATACTTATTCATTCTGTGCCAGATATTATATCCTTTTTATTTTGTTCATCAACAAGTAATGAAAAACCTAAAAACAAATAGTTTATTGCATCAGCATAACGACTATCAATTGGCTCAGCTTGTATCATATTTGGATTACCAGCATGAGTTAATATAGCTTGTATATGCTTATTAAAAAATACCGCCCAAACTTCCATAGGTTTTATACCTATACTTTCCGCAGTAGATTTAAAATTATGTAATACATCAATACTTTTATTTGTGTATTCTGGTTGCTTAGCATCCATTATATCCTGAGCTTTATTTAAGATATATTCTCTAGTTTCTTTATATTCTTTTTTATTCATATTATGTTTATTTCAATTTCATTAATTAATTTTGCAAAATCTTTGTAAACATCAGAATTTTTAATTGGTATTTCAACATTTTCTAATTTTTTACAATAAGCAATCATTTCTTTTTTAAAACTTTTGTCTTTACAATTTATAACTTTGTTTAATTCAGATTTTGGTAATTCTTGAATAAGAATAGCTGACAATAATTCTTGAGAATCTTTTGGATATTTTTTTTTCATAGTTTTTATTTAAAATGGTACATTATCTTTTATTATTTCTAATTTTTTATCTGTCGTGTAAATTGGTTTATATATGCCACCATTATCAAAATCTGGTGCAATTTCAAAATCACCTAGTTGGCCATTTTCTTTACGCTTAACTTTCTCAACATGGATTCTAACAACATCGCTTTTATATTTAGTTTTTTGGCCTATGCATCTATATGCAATTAAACCATTATATGCCTTATTAAAAAAATCAGCAGAACCAGAAATATCATATAATGTTGGCTTTTTATATACACCACCCTCACTTTCAATTTTTCTTGGATGTGCCACTAAAAATAAATGTGTATTAGTTTGCTGACAGAATTGTGTTATTTGACTAAGTATTTTTCCTATGTAACTAAAATCTCTTTGTGCGGAATGGTCTAACATATTATAAGGGTCTATAACACATACATTGATACCCTTTTGAAATACAAGCTCTCTAAATGCATTTAAAATGCATTTAAGGGTTAAGTTTTCTAAATCAATCTTAATCCAAAAAAAATGGTCCATAATAAAATCCTTAGTATTATTTAAATCATCAGCATTACAATTTTTATTATTTAATTTATTTGCTATTCTTTTAATATGGCCCTCGTATGGAAAACTCTCTGGCGAAAACATGGCACATCTAAAATCATGTTTTGTAGCTAAGTTGCATAGTATTTGGTCCAGTATATCAGATTTACCACTATTAGGAATACCACTTACAACTGACCACTCACCAAATGCCATTTTAAAATAATCATCTGACCCTGGTAAACCAATACTATAATTAGTAATGCCATTATCATTAAAATTTAAAACATCATTCCAAATATTATCAATATTTAAAACACCCTCTAATGGAAAGTTTTTAGCTTCTTTAATTATATTTCTTAAAGTTTCCGCACCTTTACTAATTAAAACTTCATTAGCATCTTTATAATCACCAAACTCAACATACTTACAACGATAGTTTCCAAACCTTCTAGCCAGTTCATTTCTTAATTGTAAACCAGCATCATCATTATCAGTACAAAGTATTATTTCTTTTTTATCTTTAAAATATTCCCAACAATTGTCTAAATATTCCAATTTTTGTGAACCTTTACTGGCTCCATTTGGTACTGAACAAACACTATATAAACCAGATTCATGTAAACTTAAAGCATCCATTTCACCCTCAACTATATAGCATCTTTTAGAATCATTTAAATTATCAATACCATAAAATATTAATTCAGCACCAGAAACTAATTTAAAATTCTTTTGACCATCCCTATATTTAACATTAATAACCTCATTTGACCTATAATAATTAAAATTTATACATCGCCTTTTGGCTTGAACTTGAGGCATATATTCTAATGATTCGCCTATTTTCCAATGTATTAATGTTGGTTCTGTAATGCCTCTGGTATTAAACCATTTAATTACTTTGTCATTTAAATTACAATTTACTTTTGGTGGTAAAACATATTCAACCTTTTGTTTAAATTTTACATTACCACCCCAACCGCAATTATGACAATTATATAAACCCTCATTTATATCAACAGATAAACAATCATCTTTTTTGTTTTTTCTAGTATGTGAGCATTTTGGACATTTAGTTTTGACCGAGCCAGTAGAGCGTTTTAATATAATGCCTAAGTCAATAAGCTCATTGTAGTGATTCATAAATAATAAATTTTTTTAAATATAAAAAAAAACTTTTATATTATAATGATAATTTTGTAATATTCCATTTATCCAAGATATTTTGCAGATATGGTTTTAATGGTTTTTTGCATTTATACCATTTACTATCATAATAATAATTAGTTACCCAACATTCAACTAGGGGTATATCAATTGTATCATCTTTAAAATCATGTTTTACAATTACAGCAATTGATTTTTCTGTATGCCAACTATCAACTAACCTTTCAAGTAATAATCTTTGACCAGTAGGTAAATTGTTACCAACTTTTTTTGCCTCAAATAATATCAATGCTTTGTTGTCAAATTCTAAAACAGCATCAATATCTGTTGGATGTATTTTATCATCACCAATACCACTAAAATCAATAGCTTGTTTTACCTGATTACTGTTCCTAATTAGCTTACTCATTATTTTAAATAATTTAACAATTCATTAATTTCATTTCTGTCTAATATTTGACTTAAATTAAATTCATTAAGTTTATTAGTTTTTGTTATTGCTCCTAGTTTATTTTTCCCATCAACATCAACATAGTTAACATATTCTTTTATCCCTTTTACTTTATAATAGCATTTAGGTTTATTTTGTTTTTTATAATTTTCCATAAACCGATGAATAAACATAATTCCATTTTTATCATTATTTCTTAATTTAAGTAATGTTAAAAAATGGTCCTTCCAAAAGTCATCGTTTCTATGATATTTAACAGCTAAATAAATATCTTTTAAATCGTATTTATCAATTCTAACACATCTATCTAAAACTTGCATCCATTTATTTTTTTGTGTATCACTTTTTGGTTGATACCTTTTGTCAAATAAATCAACAAAATGTACATAGGAATTTACAATTTGTGAATCTTGGTTAATATTACTTTTATTAGTATATATATTATTAATATTACTTTGTGGCGGATTTTCCGACATCGGTTTTGTCGATTTCGGTTTTTTCCCTTTATGGTTTGCTTTTAATATATAGTTAAATCCTTTAAATTTACCTTTATCGGTTATTCTTTTACGCTCTAAATAACCACATTCAATTAGCTCTTTTATCTTAGCTCTAACAGCATCTTTACCCTCCTTAAAATGGCCGCATATAAATTCAATAGTAATTTCTTGGTCGGCTGTATGTGAAAATAAATAAGAATAAAGACCAGTAGCTCCAACAGAAATACCTTTGTCTCTAAAAATATAGCTAGGTATTATGGTAAAATTATCAAACTTTTTAGGTTTAAATATCTTATTGTATTTCATAAATAAGTAAAATATTATTCTTTGTCAACCAAACCTTTTATTGAATCGCAAAAATCTCTAATCTCTTTATAAGTATCAAAGAATTGATTGTAGGTAATTTCTTTATCCTCATAAAGAAACCATAAAAAATCTAAAAGCAACTCAAATTCTGGCTCATTAGCTTCGCCAATATATTTATAATCATATTTAAAATTATCGCTACTGGTTTGGGTCCATCTTACCTTTTGTGTATTAGGTTCAAAGTATATTTTTTTTGTTCTATTAGATGCCATTGTTAAAATATTTATCTATTGTTTCAATACATTCATCTAAATTGTTATGCCAAACAGCAACCCAGTTCTCATTGTTAAGCTCTTTAAGCCACTTTTTTTGGTTTTCGGTGGGTTTGTTATACCCAGCTTTTAATTCAATCGCTAAACCATTCTTTGTCTTATTAGGATTAAAAATCATAATATCTGGTATGCCTGGTTTAGTGCCTAGATATTTCATTTTGTATTGTTCAAATTTTGTTCGTTTACCTTCATTTGCTACATGAGTAAATAATGCCTTAGGATATTTTAAACCAATATATCTCATGACCTGGTTTTGTAATATATCCTCTTTGCCTAAATATTTACTATATGGGTTTTTATACATAAAATTTATTTACAAAATTAAAAAATATTTAGTCAGTATCAGCCATGATGTAAATAATTCGTTTCATCTCTCTATTTTCAGACCTTACTAATTTTAGTTTTTTATCTTGATTTACTAGCTTATTTTGTAGCTCACCATTTTTTAACAATAAAAAATTATATTCTTTTACTAAATCATCAATGCTCATTTTTGTAGATTCAAAAATATAATCTTTGTCGGCCTCTTTTAATATTTGATTAAACATTGTTTGTAAATGTTTATGGTGTTTTAAAATATAGGGTAATTCTTTTAAGCTATGTATTACAGTAGCATGGTTTTTATTTAATGTTTTGCTTATTTGCTGAAAACTACATTTAGTGTATTTTCTACATAAATAATAATAACACGCTCTGGCAAAAATATACTCAAATTTTCTAGTAGGATTTTTTAATTTTAATTCTGTATGTTTTTCAACAATATCTTTAAAGTATTCTAATTTCATATTATAATAAAAATGAGCCATCCTCAGCGTATTTGTACCATGTATAGCTAGGTGGTATATTAGTTTCTAAATAATTTTTCCAACTATTTATAGCTTGTTTATAGGCATTGCGGCCAAATTCTAATGTATCATCATCCAAAGTATGTACCTCGCAAGTATATGGATATGTAGTTGTAACAGCTATAAATTTAAAATTATCTATGCCACAAACATCCATATAAAATGCCGCTTGTAAATGGTAACCCCATTTATATACATCCCTTTTAAATCCTTCTGGTGAATTATCCTGGCAAGTTTTAACATCACTTATATAATTTGCCATTTTATTTATACAATCTGGTCGGACCCTCACATATATGCCATTAAATTTAGTGTAATGTGATAGCTCCATTTCGCCTCTTGTATATTGTTTGGCTAATTTATTTTTATTAAATGATTTTACAATTTCTTTAATAATATAAAACATATCAGATTCTAATACTATTTTGTTTTTTGCCAATTCTATTTGGTTGCTATATGCCTCTTTACCAGCTTTGGTCCTTTTATCAATTTTATCTATAACATAATATATGTCATCAAAATCCTCTGGCTCCAACAACATTTGATGAACCGCAGTTCCTAATTTCATTGCTGGAGTTTCTTTAAATTTTCTATTTAAAAAATGATATACTGATTTTTTCCAAATTTCCTTTAAACCACTTGCACTTATAGATTTATGCGAATGGTAAACCTCATTGCTATCCTTAATTATTTTCATATACTTTTATTCTATTTTTTAATAAATCACTTATCATTTTTATGTGAGCTTTTTTTTCTTTTTTAGTTTCAGCCACTTCACAAACTCTTATCCAAAAATGCTTTGATTCTTTTGGCCTAAAAATGTCTTTTAATAAATTACCGACCTTTCGCATAGGGCGATAAACTTTAGTTACTCTAGTTACTTTCATATAATAAATTTTAAAGTTGATTTTAAATTTAAAAAAAAATTTGCATAAATAAAAATTATAAATAAAAAAAGGGCATAAAATTAATTACGCCCTTCGTTCCCTTTGTTTGCTTTTATATTAATTAAGGGTGTTCTAACTCATCAACATTAGATTTGTTAATCCATTTATTTTCTAAGTCAATGACTTGATAATTAAACTTGACCAAAAAGTGTATTGCATCATAAATCTTTTTAGTTTGATTTCTAAAATGATTAAATGTTTCACCTTCAATGGTCTCTGTTTTGTTTTCGTATGCCATAACTTAAGATTTAAAAGGGTAAATCGTTACTTTCATTTGCAACTACTGGAGCTGGTGCCGAACCGCCCTCTTTACTAATTTTCCAACCTTGTATTGAGTTAAAATATTTAGTTTCACCCTCAGGGTTTTCCCATTCTCTACCTTGTATGTTAATACCAATAGTAACAACATCGCCAACATTGTAGCTATTTAATACCTCACATTTATCTTGTATAAATTCAATAGTTATAAATTGTGGGTAATCATCACCAGTTTCAATCACTAGCTCTCTTTTTTTAAATCCTTTTGCACCATATTCTTTGGTGGGATTTATTAACTTAATTTTTCCTTTTAGTTCCATATTTATTATTTTAAAGTTTAAATTGATTTTTAATTTCTGTTGCCCAAATAGTTTTCATTCTATATTTATTTAAAATTCTTTGGGCCTCTTGTTTTGCATTACTTTGCTGATTATTTAATACAGCTTTTTTTTGGTTAATATCTAACCATGGTCGGTTATCCTCTTTTTTAACTACAACCTTTTTATTACTAGCTAAATTACCATCATCATCCTCAGCCATAAGGCCTAATAATGATTGTAATGTGTATCGCCTAAAATAAGTTATACAGCTCCCTAATTTTTGTGGGTCATTAATTTCTGGTAATTTAATACTAGATAAAATTCTATTATCGGATTCAACATCTTGTATAACACTATGTACCTCATTATTAATTATAGGTTGTAATAATAATAAACTATGCTTTTTTAAAAGTGGATTTAAATTATTAATTAGCGAATTGATGTCGAAATAACTGCTTTTAAAAAAAGGATTTTTTGCATCCTTCGAGATTGCTCCAATCTCTTGCTGTAAAGCAAACAGCTTTTGATTTATTGATTTCATAAAGTTTAATTAATTTTTTAGTTCATAAATTATTCTATTTAATTCAAATCCTGAGTTGTTTAATTTAGTAATATCGCCAACAGTCAATCGCTCAGGATTTTCTATTTTAGTTTTTAATGTTGGCATTGTGCAATTTAATATTTCACACACATGGTAACGCTTAAATTTTAATCTTTTAAGCTCATTTCTGAAATGTAGTTCAAATTCCATATATAATTATTTAGCTTGTAAAAATAAAAAAAAATTTGTAAATAAAAGAATTATTTTAAATTATTTTATAAAAGAAAACCCCCTAAATATAAGAACTCAGAGGGTTTTCCCAGCAAACAAGGAAAAGAAAAAAGTTTAAAATGTTGCTTTAAATGTACTGCTTTGGTCATCATTTTGATTTGGTATGTGCATAATAACCTCATAGGCATTTTTCTTAACACTATAAGTCATGCCATCAATATAACAACTTACATCCTCTCTTAAATTACCACTAGCTGGATTGCCAAAGTTTATCCACACCTTATTGTTTAAACCAATAGGGTCATTATTTAAATTATATAATTTACCCTCATATCTAACAAGGTTTGTTCTATAATCATTTATTACTTGTTGTGTTACAATTTGTTCTAATGACTTTACAAAACTAGCATTATCATCCCTTGGTCTAATACAGCTAGTTGCTGATAAACCACAATTTGTATAATTATTTGATGATAATTGTAAATCACTTAAATCTAGCTCACCAGTTAAATTTGAGCCAGTTGTTCTAACTCTTTCATAAGCAAAACCATCTATACTAGCATAAAAATTTGTTCTTTTTGTACCCTCTTTGCGGTCAAATAAAAGCTCAATATTATCATAATATATAGCATTTAAACCACCAGAATTTTGTACATAAGGTTCATATAAATCTAATGTCAATAATCCAGTTATTGGAAACGTACCAAAATCATAAGTAAACTCATCCCATGCATTTACAGAATCAATATCTTGTATATTTACAACACTACTATTTTGCCAAGATTCAGAACTATTATTCCAATATTTAGTTTGTGTTGCTCCTGGCCCTTGTTCCACTACTTTTACACTAAATCTAAAACTTACATTACCATAACCACTATTAGTATCAAAATAGGCATTAACATTTAATTTATGGCCTAAATGTGCTGAGTTATAAACATCAGCTGTTTTAGTTAATGTTTTTCTAGTGCCAGTTTCATTTAATTGTGTTTGTGTATTTTTAAAACTATTTAAACCTTGTTTTGTAAAATCACTTGATAATGCACCAGGCGATGTTGTACCAGTACTTGTATAAGTGGTCCAAGTTGCTAAACCATGCTCAAAACCAGAATTTGTAAAAGTATTAGTTTCTAAATATTGTGAGGTTTCATGTGTAATATTAAATCTATTTAATGGCCTTAAAAATTCTTTTACTAATGAATTTTCTATTGGCAACAATTGACTAGGTATCTGCTTTAACATATTAACTGTTGATGTTGATTGATATGTACCTTGATAATTGTATTTAATAAATTTTATTGCCTCTGTACCATTATTAATTAAATTACTAGATTCTGATGCCCTAATACCAGTTGGTATTGTGCCACCTTGAGCTGTTGATGCACTAGCATCTTTTACACTTTGTGCCGAATAACTTGAATTGTTAATTATATACCAACTACCAAACGCTTGAAAAATCCTAGCATTTGATATTTTTAAAACTTGTTCTAATATATGCTTTGCAGTATTAACATCATATTTATCCTTAAGTAATGCATAAGGTGTTATATTCATAACATCATATAATGAATATACAGTATTACCAGGATTCCTAATAAATATATCTTGGCTTACATAAATATCAAGTTCTAAATCTAAATTATTTAATGTTTGTGTAATATAGGTTCTAGCATTAACCTGGTTAACACTTGTATCATCTATATACATTGTGTAGGCATCTAATGTACCCAAACCATCAAAAGCTGTTAGTGATATTGGAAATGGTTTTGTTGTAATTGCCTCTCTAAATTGGTCAATCACCAACCAACCTATCCAATATGTTTGATAATTATTACTGCTATCTTTATATGATATTTTTACTTGATATTCTCTCTCATCAAATTCATAAAAATTATCATAACTAACTGTATCAGTTACAAATAAATTTAAAGTACATTGAGAACCTTTTATTGGCGAATAAAAATTGTCATCACCCTCCCAGCTAATAACACATGGGTCAGCTTGACCAACTATTGGTAAAACAGAACCAGAATAATTTTTTTTTAAAATTTCTATTTTTTTGCCATTTTCCGCATCATCGGAAAACTCTAATCTGTATTTTACACCATACGCCATTATATAACTCTATTTCGTTGCTTGTTTGCTCTTTGTAATGCCACTATTAAATCCTGACCTTTTAAAGTAAATGAACCACCTACTTGTACTTGTTGATTATTCCTATCCCCTATCATACCCTTTAATTTATCTAATGGTGCAATAACCTCTGGGTTGCTTCTAGCTCCAGGATATTCGCCCATCAATCCCATTGTTGGAGTTGATACAATACCACCAGCGGCAAATTTCTTTGGTTTTTCTACTTTACTAAATGCACCTTTAACAGCAACAGCCGCACCAGCTAATAATGCTGGTAAAACAAATGCCGCTAATGGACCCATTGATTTTGCAGTTGCTCCAGCTGATTCAGCACCAAATCCCATTGTTGTAGCTAGTGATGCTCCTAATGCAGTCATTGCAGTTTCTATAAGAACACCAGCAAAAGTACCTAATGCACTTTCACCAGCACCTAATGATTGAGCTATTGATGACCCCATTTGTGAAAATGTGCCTTTGATAGATTCACCCATTTGCAAACCAATTTCTTTAAATTTTTGCATTTTTTCTTGTTGAATAAGTAGGTTTGCGGTTAGTGATGCACCAATACCATTTAAGGCGGTATCAAAAGCTGGTTTATTTTCTTTCATACCTTCTGTTAATAGTGTAATTGGGTCTTTACCAACACTAACAATACCAGCTGTATCTAAAAGTGTTCCCTCCTCGCCAGTTTTGCTAATTGTTCTAAAAACCGAACCACTAACCATATCAACCTCATCACGCTTTTTATCACCATCACCACCAGCGGCACCACCAAAATTATTACCGCTTAATAATCCAGTAACCATCCCTTTGGCTTTAGTAGCCACATTTTTTAATGCATTTGTAACACCCTCAAAAGTTTTATGTTCTAGTTGTGAGGTTACACCATTAACAAAACCATCTGTAAAAGCACCACTAATTTCATCAGCTCCATCTTTAGCAATTTGTTCGCCTTTATTGAAACCTTTTTTTAAAACCAATAAAAAATCGCCATCCATTCCTTTCTCTGAAAACTCCTTAATAAGTTCCCACATCGTTACGAATATGTTACTAAATTCTAAAACTAATGTTTTTGCACCTATAAAAACGCTTTTAAATACTGCTCCTAAACCATGTATGCCTAATCTTAATTCCAAACTAGAATTATATAAGTCAACAAATCTGTTATATAATTTAACTAATACTGGTCCAACAGTTTCCCAGTTTTTATAAATTGCAGTACCAATACCAGCAATTGCCAATACAACTAAACCAATTGGTGATAATAATGCACCAATAGCTGTTAATAATGTGCCAAATAAACCAATAATTGTAGGTAATGCAACAGCTAAAACACCAGAGGCCGCAATAAATTTTTGCATACCAGGGTCGAGCTTATTAAATGCTTGAAATAATCTTGTAATAAATCCAGTAATATCTTGTATTAATGGCAATAATGTAGTTAGTAAAACAGAACCCATTTCAGCAAATGATTCCTTGGCTGTATTTAATGCTTTTGTTAATTTAAAACTTGCACTTTTAGAGGTTTCATCAAATGCTTTTTGTGTTGCTCCTTGTACGTTATTTAATTCACCAAATATTTCTCTTGTTGAATCAATACCTTTACCAAGTAAATCCATAACACCCATTAAAGCTCTTGAGTTACCAAAAACTTTAGATTGAGCATCAGCATTTTTTTCAAATTTACTTTTTAAAGTTTCTAAAACAGATAATAAACCCTCTTGTTTAATTTGTTCTTTTAAAGAAGCACTAGACAAACCTAGTTTTGTAAGTTCTTTAGCCGCCTCACTTGATGGCTTATTAATAGACATCAATATGTTTTTTAACTGCATAGATGCTGTTGCCGCATTTGTACCAGTCCTAGACATTGCCGCCATAGTTGCACCAACCTCATTAAATGTAACCCCCATATTTGAGGCAATAGGAATAACTGAACCAATTGAGCCAGATAATTCCTCACTAGATAATTTACCCTCTCTAACAGCCGCTACCAATACATCGGTTGCATCACTTGCACTTAGTGTATCTGAGCCATAAGCATTCATCGCTGAGGTTGCCGCATCGGCCACCTGGGTAACATCGCCTAAACCAACCGCACTAGCTTTTAAGGATGCATTTAAAACATCCATTGCATCACTACCCTCTAAACCAGCTGATGTAATAAAAAATAAAGCATCAGCCGCATCAGTACTTGATGCACCAGTTTCAATTGCCATTTGTCTGGCTTTTTTACCCATCTTATCAACCTCATTCCCAGCAATACCAACCAAAGATTTTATTTTAGTTAATGACTTGTCAAAGTCAGCACCCATTTTTATAGCCGCACCACCAGCTAATGCTATTGGTAATGCAAATCTTTGCATACTAGCTCCAATACTAGATACGTTTTTACCAAATGATTTTAACCTTGCACTCGCTTTATTTAGCGTACCAGTTAGTCGTGATGCATCGCCAATTAGTTGTACTCTTAATTTACTATCCGCCATGTAATTTTATTTTATTCAAAAATACAAAAAAAATAAGCCACTTATTTTTGTGGCTTTTTAGATTCAGATAATTTTTTAAATGCTATCATTTCATCTTTTGATGATTTTGGTTTGCCTCTTTGTAAATAGACATCTTGAGGCAAAGGGAATAATTTATCTGGTGTAATCATTTGTGCTTTTTTATTGCAATTAACATTATATAACATTGATGCAATATATCTTACTTGTTCCCATTGCATATTAGATTTAATCATGTGTGATTCGCCTAGCAATTGATTTTCTTTCCAAGTATTTTTCCAAAAAATATCTGGCATTATCCCAGCTTGACCAATATAATAATCTAATAAACTTTCCCAAGTCAGCTGGGTTGTTACTTTCCCTCTTTTGTTGGTTTTGAGGTTTTTTTAATATTTCTAGCAACTCCCATATTTAAGTCATTACCTAAAATTCTTGATTCCATCATTGCATTTACCACATCATTTAATTTTTCAGAATCAAAATCCTCAAGCCACATTCCAACTTTAAATTCATTGTAATCAATATCATTGCCTTGCTCTTGGTCATGTGCCAATAGGCCAGAATATATCAAAGCTCTAATACCTTTGATAGACATACCACCAGCAAAAACCTCACCTATTTGGTCAAGTGAAATATTAAGTTGCTCAGTAAAGTTGGACCAGAAATTCATTGAAAAATGCATAGTTCGCATTTTACCACCTAGTTTTAGGGTGTAGTACCCTCGTTTCTTGTTTGCCATAATTTATATATATATATAAGGGTATAGTTTCCTTAAGCTATACCCCTTTAGATTATATGTTATTTTTCTTAGTTAGTTGATTTAGCAATTGCACCAGTAACAGTAATCGAACCAGAATAAGATACTGGTGATTCCATTTCGGCACTCATTTCAATTGAGCTAATAAAACCTTCACCAGAATAAACCTCATCCCCAGTAGCGGCAGTTCCAAAAGACCAATCTAATTTTGTTCTAGCTAAAAGAAAATCAGCCGCCTCAATAGCATTATTTGCATCATCATAAGCAACTAAACCTTCAAAACTAATTTCACCACTTTTTACACCAGCAATAACCTCTTGAAATCCGCTACTATCCTTAGTAGTTGCCTCTGGCAAATCATTAGATAGTGAAAGTGAACAAGATGTTGAATGTCCGATTGATGCTGGTGAACCACCATCAGCGGCAAATTTTAGTAATAAGTTAGTTCCATTAAATACTCCGACAGTAGCCATAATTTATATTTTTTAATTATTAATTTAAGACAAATATACAAATAAAATATTTATACATTTTCCCAGTTTGTAGCAATATCCTCCCATTTTTCAAAGACATTATCCCATGTCTTACCCTCAGATGCATCACTAACTGTAAATATACCAGTTAAATTTATATCTAAATTAAAAGAGGTTGCATTTTCAAACTCAGCAGTTTCATCAACCGATACAATAAAACCCTCACCTCTAACTATTAATTTAGTGTTTACAGTATCTTTAAAATAAAAAACTGCTTTTTGCCGAGTTATAATCATGTCGGCAATTTCATCAAAATTTAAGCTGTTAGAATAATCAGTTAAGCACTCACAATTAATTGTACCAGATTTAACACCTGGTATAATTTCACGCCATCCTAAACTATCTTTTGTAGTTGATTCTGGTGTATCTACATTAACATTAAATGATGTGCTTTTAGAATGACCAATAACTGTTGTATCTTTTAATAATAAAAAGCTACTGGCATTTAAAACTGGCATTATTCCTCTATTGGTGTAATTTCGCCAGTATCAATATTTAAAGAACCTTTGCCATGCTTATCTTCAATCTCTTTCATTTTTTCTTGTTGCTCTTTAGATGCCTCATTAAATACATCAACAAGTTTGTCAATAGATTTATATGCTATTACTCGCATACCAATTTCAGCCGCAATTTGATTAGGTTTTGATATTAATTCTCTTAATTCTTTTAATTCCTTTTGTTCTAGTTTGCTCATTATATTATTTTTATTATTTATACAAATTTAACAATTTATTTTAACAATTCCCTATTGATAAAATTGCTCCATTACTACCGACTTGCATATATTTTCCACTTGCACTAGGAAAGTTACCAGTAGAATAAATTGAATAATAACCAGCCGCAACAACTTGTGAACCACTTAGGGTTGTATATGCAGTATATTGACCACCACCAGCATCAGGAACTAAATTATTTACATCTGTATGAAAATAGGGAGTTGGCGAGGGAATACCAGCTAAACAAGCATTTGCACTACTTTGTGAGTCATATATATAATTAAATGCTGACCTTGTTACATTTTGGTTATACTCACTAAATTCACTCATCTGCAAAGGATTTGAGCCATCTGGTCGATTATTAACTGGATTCAATGTATTTACTGCTGGATAATTTTGACCTGAGCCACTTGAATTGCCGCCAGATAATCTTTGTAAATCTGACATATAAATTGGTGTGCTTAAATTATAACTAGAATCATATCCAGCTCCAGTTCTTTCACGACCAGTTTTAAGCATTGATATTTCATCTGTTGCAACATTTGGACAAGCCATTTATATTATGTTTATGATTGTAAATCCTCATTTGGTGGTCCAGGGATAGGTGGCGCCCATGGCAATGGAGCTTCTTTATCCTCTGGTACAATTTGATTTTGAATACCTTTTACTATTTGCTCATTTGGATGGTCAAAATTATAAATAGATTTTACCCATTCAATAACTTCATTTTCAGTTAAATCAGCTAGTGGCACAAAATTGCTTGATTCTGGTTTACCAATAGGAATTGCACCTTTAAAAGAATATGAAAACCCAGAATCAGAATCAGTACCAGTATAATCGAATCGTACATTAGTAATGACATCTGATAAACCATCTAAAGATGGTGCCATTTTCATTTCAGTAATTTTCCAAGTGTATGATATATTCATAATACAAATATATTAATTATTTTTCTAATTTATTTATTCTATCTTTTAGTTGTTCAATAGTTTTTTGTTGTTCTTTTATAGCTTCAATTAAATAACCAGCAAGGTTACCATAAGCAACCCCCAATGTGCCATTTGATTCTGTAATTAATTCTGGTGCAATTTCTTGTAATTCTTGAGCTATAACACCAGAACCTTTTTCGTTTGTATCAATTTTATTAAAACTAACACCTCTCATTTTTAAAACCTTATTGCCATCTAAAGTTTTAATATTAGTTTTTAATTTTTTATCTGAAAATGCAACAACATCACCAGCAAATACACCCTTTCCAGCAACATTTATTGATATAGATGTATTAGCTAAATCTGCATAATAAGATGTATTTGAGTAATCATAAAAAATTGGGAATTGAGCAGAACCATTACTTAAAACTCTAGCAACATAAGCACCAGCACCAGTACCAAAAAAAGTTCCACCAGTACCAGCATAATAATTTAAGTAAATCGCATTATTTGAATTTGCCGAATCTAAATGTATATTTCCATCTGTTGTTGCAATACTAGCCATTTCAGTACCAGTAGCAGTACGACCATTGCCACCAATTCTTAAAGATGAACCCCAACTAGAATTTGGGCCAAAAGTTAAATGATTATCGTTATTAAATAATGAATTACCATTTGCATGAAACGAAACAATGTTACTAGTACTAGCTGGGTCTGTATAATAAGTAGTATTATTTGAATCATAAAATATAGGCGCCCTTGAAGATGCAGATGCAAAAGAATTACCAGAGGCATCATTGTACCATCTTCTAGTACCCTGACCACCAGCACTACCAGCTGTTGATGTTGTTGTCCAATGTTCTAAATTACCATTACCCTTATCAAACCTTACATAAACACCATAGCCAGAATTATAAGCTCTACCATAATATTGACCACTTACATTAATGTTGCCACCAATACCAGCTGAATTATAAGTTATTCCTGGTTCAGAAACCCAACCAGTTAATGTACCACTATTACCTGAATCTGTTGCACTATGTTGATAATTTAATTGCATTCTAGCACTATTATGTCCACCCTGGCAAACCCATTTACCAGCAGTTGAAAGTGATGTTGTATTACTTGCAAAATCACCATAATATGTTGTATTATCATTATCATAAAAAACTGGTGACCTCATTTGATAATAAGCATAAGTAATTCCATCTGTATCTACTCTAAATCTTTCGGCAGATGAACCATTCCACACTCTAAATCTTGCATTATTGTAATAACTAATATAAAAGTCATTCCCACCATAAGCATCCATGTGAAAATTACCACTTAGTAATATCCTACCATTACCATTAGATGAACGTATATAGTAGCCATTACTTATATACAAATCATCATCAACTGTTACCCTACCATTAAAATAACTTGTACCATTATTATAAAAATCATAACTACCATGTACGCTAGTACTCATAACAGCAAATTTACCAGTTACACTACCAGTTGGCATTGTAACATTGCCAGTAAAGTATGCCTCTCCATTTCTAGCTAGTGTAAATCTATCACCAACACCATCAGCATGAAATCCCATATTAAAATTAGTGTCCATAAACCACCACCAGCCAAATCCACCATTAATAGTATTATTGGTATTTCTAACTTGTATAGAATATCTTTGTGAGGAGCTTGTTTGCAAAGGATAATTTGCGACACCATCAATATTTATATTATTAATTCTACTAGCACCATTTGGATTTACATAATAATTAGTGTCATCAGTATCATAAAAAATTGTACCTCTAACATCTGCACTACTTCTAAATCCAACAGTTGTTGTAACTACATCGCCATATATTCTTAATAAATGGTTAGCCGCCCAATGACCTATACTAACAAAATTATTATTACTGCCAGATGCTGTCCAATAATATCCTATATACCCAGAATTTTTTGTAGTACCCTCTTTCCCAATAACTAAAATATTTGTCTGTCCACTTGTTAAGTTAGCACCAAGCATTTCAGCACTATGTATATATGTAGATGAACTAGGGTTATCAATTTCAAGTGTTGCAGAACCAGAGGTACCAGCACCATCTAATTTTATTCTATCTTGAATTGATACTCCAGCTGGATTAACATAATGTGATGTATCATCATAATCATAATATATTGGGAACATAGCAGAACCACTACTTGTAACTCTGGCTACATAACTGGCATTCCCAGAACCAAAATATACACCCTCAGTACCAGCATAGTAGTTTAAATATATAGCATTATTGCTATCAGCAGAATCAAGATGAATATTACCATCAGTAGTAACTATACTTGCCATTTCTGTGCCAGTTGCAGTTCTGCCATTACCACCAACCCTTAGTGATGAACCCCATGTTGTGTTTGCTAAAAAAGTAATATGTTTATCAGTGACAAATGTAGCATCCCCATAAAACACGGAATTTTGCGCACCTCCAACAGTTAACGCTAAAGTTGGTGTGCTTCCTGTTTTTATTCTAAAATCTCCCGCTGTACTGACTTCTGCACCAGTAACATTGTTTTCTGGTGTTATAAAAGAATTTGCAGAATATTTTAATTTTTTACCAGCAGAAATATTAATATCTCCTGCAAAACTTGCGTTTCCATTATTTGCACCACTTAAAGTTAAAGCAGTAACATTACTTCCATTATCATTTACTCTAAATTTTATGTCTTGGTCAGATACGTTATTTACTAAATATAAATTTGTTCCTGTATCTTTTTCAATATAACTATCATTACTTGAATTTAAATTTATAATACTATATAAACTTGAAGAATTTACATTTAAATCTCCACCATTTACAGTAACATCCCCACTTGCAACCACATCCCCCGTAACACCAATTCCTGTACTTGTAGTTGCAAACTTTTCAGAATTGTTATGATATAAATTAACACTACCACCTTGATTACCAATAAACATATTTGATTCATTGATACCTTGTAATCTAATTTGTGTATTACCCCTTAAATATAAATTACCTGTACCTGTATCTGCTATAATAGAATTACTACCATCGTGGTAAATTTGTAAATCTCCTGAGTTTCCAAACTCAGCTTTTACATTATCTATAAATGCAATGTTTTTATTTGCTATTGTTTTAATAGCACCCCCATCTAATCTTAAATACTCGGTTAAAGAACCACCGCCATCATCCAAGTTAAATTTAATATCGCCATCTGTTGCAAAAGAATTAAAAATTATATCACCAGTATTGTTTCTTAGTAGTGTGTTTGTGCCATTGTGTGATATTTGAAAATCTGAGCTATCACCAAACTCAGCCAAAATATTATCTTTAAAATAAGCTGGTTTATAAAATTCATTTTTTTGTATGCTACCATCTAACTGAAAATATAATTCTTGGGTACCATCAGTTTTAGTCGCATAAAAATTTATATCAGCATCAGCAACATCATTATAAATATGTAAAGTTCCCGTTGCATTTCTTATATAACTTGCGGTGCCATCGTGTTTAAAATTTAAATCTAAATCTGAACCAACACCAAATATTTTATTGTCATTAACTTGAGTATTTTGAAAAAATTTATTTCTTTGTACGCTACCATCCATAAATAAATATGTAGCACTACCACCAGAACCATCATCACAAATAAAACTAATATCTCTGTCATCAGCTAAATTTTCAATAAACAAATTACCAGTTTGGTTTATTATATAACCAGCACCAGCACTATGAAATATCTCAATATCACTATCATCACCGAGCAATAATTTTTGGCCATCATCCATTAATAAATCATTTGCACCAGATGTATTACCAGCCGCTAAAACAGCACTTAATGTTGGAGTTGTAACTGTTGGTATATTATCATCAACGTATTTTTTAGTAGCAAAATTTAAATCACTTGTTGGAGCAATACCAGTTACTAAGCCAGTAAATGTAGCTGTTGTACCTGTTATACTACCAGAAAACTCAACATCCGCTGATGTATCAATAGTTATAGCCGCAGTATTATTAGCACCTAAAACAAAACTATTGCCATCTTGAGTACCAATACCAAAACCAGCACCAGTACTTTGTATTATAGTATTACCAGTTGATAAACCAAATCTAGTGCTACCAGATGAACCAACATAAATATTTTGTGTACCATTTGTTACTATTAAATTGACTGTTGATGTTTTACTTATTAAAACATTCTCGCTAAAAGTACCAGTAGTACCCGATATTGTGCCGCCAGTAACATTACCAGTTAAATTACCAGTAACATTACCAGTTAAATTACCAGTAACATTACCAGTTAAATTACCTGTAACATTACCAGTAACATTACCAGTTACGTTACCAGTAACATTACCAGTTACGTTACCCTCTAAATTAGCGACTAAAGTACCAGTAACAGTCGTTGCAAATGTGTTCCCTGGCTCAACAGTTCCAAAACCTAAATTAAATTTTGGAGTTACAATACCAGTTGATGCATCATAAGCCATTCCAACATATTTAGTACCAGTGGATACTATTTTACCATACCAGCCAATGTCTTTTGTATTAGCTGTATTGCCTTTGGCCATTTCAATCATATTATCACCGATAGCAATAATTGTTGAATCAATAATTGTAGTTGTACCATTAACTGTTAAATCACCAGCAATAATTAAATTACCACCAATTTTAGCGTTTGCACTTGTTTGAAATTGATAAGTTGGAGTTACACCAATACCTAATCTAGTAGTCGATAAATAAACAGAGGATGCATTACCAAGGCCATCGCTTAGTAGTTTTGCAGTTCCAGTTAAATTTGAATTATCGCCTATTTTTAGGATTGCATTATAAGTATCTTGAACCCTTAAGCCAGTAAATGTAGTAGCCATATATTTATTTTAAACTACAAATTTAAGCAATTTTAGCTACCTTCTTTTTCCTTGACCCCTAGATTTTTTCTTATAGCCATTTTGACTTTTTGATGCATTTTTTGAATGTACACCTGGCCGCCTTTTTTTATGCTTTTTTCTGTAATTGTTTACTATGTTTTTAGCCATTGTTAAATTTAGCTTTATATAGTTTATAAATTAAAATTTTAAATAATACTATAACTAAAATTAGCGTAAATATATTTGGATGTGATTCGCCACAAAATCCAAAAATGTGTTTTATAGTTTCCATTGTTTATTTATTTTTTAAAAAAACTTGTTGCTTTTTCTGTTGTACGCCCACCAAAATAAGCCAGTACAACACTCATCATAACTTTCTCAAACGTATCATTCCAAGTAACGCCAATGTGAAATGGCACACTTTCAATGCTATCTAAAATACCAGCTAAGGAAAAAACTACAATACACCACACCAATACTAATGGGCGTACATTTTTAGATAGCCATGAATCTGACATTGAATCAGCTTTCCACCTTGATGTAATTGATTCAATCTCTTTATTTTGTTGCTCGTAAATCATTTGTTGGAGCTTTATTTTATCATCATTTGATATTTTTGATTTACCAATTTCAGATAATGCCTCTTGCGGTGAACTTACACCGCTCAACACTTTGCCTAATGTTGGGTTTATCATTGATGCCGCACCAAATAACAATTTACCAACAGTAGTTTCTTTGAATTTTTTTTTATTACTCATTATTATAAAATTTAAAATGCATTACAAATAAAATTAAATATAAATTAAATTCAGTCCAGTCATTTAAGTCATCTGCTGGATAGTAGCTAAACCCTAATAATGGGCCAGTAGTTAATTTTTCTACTATTGCAAATTCCCAATTCATTTAACTATTTGTAATATCTATATATTTAGTTTTACCCTTGTCTCTGACCGCTTTTAATATGCGGTTTCTATTAACTGAATCACTTACATAACTAACATGGACCCAGTCAGGATTTGTACTATCACCAAACTCCCATATCATTTGGTCAAAGTTTAAATTTTCTTTTATATAATTAAACATTTCAGCATTTGTTTTATGGCCATAGATGTCATCAATATCCATTGCATATCCAAAACAATGTTGCGAGGTTTGTTTACCATTTTTTGATGCTCCGCCAATAGCTTTATTAAGTGCCTCAGACCTATAAAAAGAATTTATCTTTATTGGACCACCAACCCATTTTCTAAGCGGCTCAAATATATTTTCTGCAACCGCTTTCATATTAGATAAAATGTTGCCATCTGGTGTATTTGCAAGTCCTAATCGCATTGCTGTAATACTTTTAGTAGCTTCTTTTTCAGAAATGTGTTTACTAATCATAATTTATTTTTAGTTTGTTGTTGCCCTTCTAGGTTTTGTGCCTTCTAGCATTATTTCATTTATTCTTTGCTGGATTTCATCTTTTGTAGCTGTAATTTTAAAACTTAAATCAGCTTTCCATTGGCCTCGAGGTTTACCATTTTTATCAAGTAAAATAATTATTGGCACAGATTTAATTTGCGACCTTAATGAGGGTGCTTGGTCCTCTAATAATGCAAATTTAACTTTTGCATTTTCAATACCTCTTAAATTAAAATTATTTGATACATTCCAACTAGCGTTAATATGCATCAATGTTAAATCTTGAGCTTTAACACAAACCGCAACCAATACAAATATCACACATAATATAAATTTTTTCATCTTTTTTTATAAACTTTATCTTCTAAATCTTTTATTGCCTCTTTATTTTCCTCAACATCCTCTTTAATGTTTTCTGTTAATTTATCAATTTGAACAATGTTAGTTCTGATTAATTCATCTTTAAATTTAAACTCCATTTGTTGTACAAATTCATCACCAGAAAAATTATCAATTTTATTTTGTAAATCAGTTATATCGCCTTGTAATGTAAACCACATACTAGCTAGTGAAATTGTACCAGCAATAATAATTCCGATTGTTTTTAAATCTAGTTGTACGTTAGTATCCTCGCTAATTTTTGTTGCCATCTTGTTTTTTACTTTTTATTTTTTGTATTGTATAAATTATGGTTGCAATTAGCAAAATAATTCTCAATGTAACTTCAATGTTTGTCATTGATAATCCTAGGGCTAATGTGTTAAATGTATATATTTTCATGTCTTGTAATGCCATTTTTTTAATTTGTTTGTTCAACTTTATTTGATAATTCTAATATTGCCCTAAAATATGTATGGTCTGTTAAATCCTCTTGTAAATATGTTACGCCAGAATTTTGAACCGCATAACAATTAAAATTATTAGATGTTAAATCAAATGCACTTTGATTTTTAGTTATAATTAAATTCATTATATCACTCATAATTGTATTAGCTTGTAAATCACCACCAGTTGTACTTTGAAATCTAGTAACAACCTCAATTCTAGTAATACATTCAACATTATATTTTGTTTGGTTATCATCAATTGCATTTGTTGATAAGCCATAAACTCTCACATAAGGGAATGATACATTATTAGGCACTCTGTTATAAAATGGCACATTTGCACCATTATAACTTATATTACCACCGCAAGTTGTAATTATTTTTTGTCTTATAAATTTTATAGGGTCTTTCATTATTTTGTTGCTTTTTTTAGCTCTTGTTCTAATTTTTGTAATAATTCATAAAAACCCTCTCTAACAGAATTAAAAAAATATGGTTGTGGCTTCATTGTAACCTCTCTTTTACCTTGGCCACTAAACATAGCTTTTATCATTGATGCACTTATACCTAGTTCCTCAGCATCATTAGTATTTATGGCACCACCAGTACCAAACTCAATATAAGGTGCATATTTTGCAGTCGCTTCAACATACGCTTGATTCTTTTGTGAACCAAAACTAATTGATTGTTTTAAATTACCAGTATCAACAGGTACTTTTTTAACAGCTTTTGATACTATGTTAGCGGCTGTATAACCTATTTGACTGCTTAGTTTTTGTTCGCTAATTTTTTTAAGTTTTTTTAACTTTTTATTTAGCAAAACTAAATCACTACTATTTATTTTAACACCAGCTTTTGCCATTATTCAATTTTAATTCCTATTATTTTTGTATAATTTTTATATTCACTTTCGTAAATATCATTTATTCTGTAATCCTCATCAACGCCATCTACTTGAAAAAACCACTCTTGACCACCAATATTAGCATCAATAAAATCTATTGTATCAGCTCGGCATATTAATTCAACCTCAGTCCTGGTTTGTCTTTGGCCATCTGTTGATGTTCTTAATCCTTTGACTTGTTTGTACTTAGCCCAAATATCAATATAATCAGTAACAGTATTGGTCCAGCCGCCAAAATTATCAGATACATTAGTTAATTTTTTTATCTGAATTCTAGTATTTAGTTTACCTATATTCATTATAAAAACATTGCTTTATATGAATTTAAAATATCCCTTGTATCAGTTGGTATTAAATCAGATGCATTGTTTTCATCACCAGAATTAAAATCAACTCTATTTTCATAATATGTTGTGGCTAGTTGCAATATAGCTTGTTGTAATAAAGAATCATTAAGACCAGCAGTAATATATACAACAGTTACTTTTTTAGCATAACCATTATCCAGCTCAATAGTTTCTTTGTCTAAACCAACATTTGTATGTGTTAATGCAACACCATCAGCATGAATACTAGATATTGTTGCAACTGGCCCAAATGGTATTGTAAATGTGCCGCTGGTTTCATCTAAATAATAACTTCTATTTTTTGCAACAATATCCCTTGAAATATAATTCTCACACCATATCCTAGCTTGAGTTATTTGCCTTGCAATAATCGCATCATCAGCTGTTGTATCTATTTTTGCAAATAGTTTTAAATCAGCGGATGTAACAATTTCCGACCCAGTAGTTGAATTAATCTTTACTTGCCTCATTTTTGGTTTCTTTAGATTTTAATTTTAGTTCTTTAGTTTCTTTTTTTGGCTTAGCTTCTTTTTTAACAATAGCTTCACCCCATCCTTTAGAAATCCATTTACTTGAATTAAGTTCGTTAATTTCAATTATATCACCCTCATTGTAATTACGACCCTCTTTACTAATTGGTATTAAAAGTTTTATTTTCATGATATTAATTTTATGTAAAGATAAAAAAAAAGTGCCACTAGGTTTTTAATCTAATGGCACATCAAACTTATTTATGAAATCAATGCAAAGTTATTAAAATTTTCTTTATACTTTCCATTGATATTTATTTTTAAACAAGATTGGCCTAAGTTTGGAATTATAAAAAAACCATTATTACCCTCATCCCACAAAGCAAAGAAATCAACAAATTTTTTTTCATAAGATGGCAAACCAGTACGCCTTAATGTAATTTGAATACTGTTTTTATGCCTTCGCCTATCTTTGCCTAAATATTTGATTTGTATTTTAAACATTATGCCATCCTTTTCAAGAATACAATCATAATAACTTGAACCTATAAGCGGAGTTGATACATTGTAACCATGTTGAATGGCAATTGCCGCAAAATGACATTCCGCAAAACAACCCTTTTGGTTATGGTTCATAAAAAAGAATATATAAAAAAAACCAGCTAAATTAATAACTGGCTTTTTAACATTCCAAGATTTCAAACAAAACAACAATTACAAAAATTTATCCTCGGAATGTACTATTTTATGAATATCGTTAGCTAATTTATATATCCTTATTTTTTTTATAGGCGGCAAATTATCCCATGTCTTACGCTCAATAGAACCTTGTATCATGTCATCAATATGTATCATTTTTTTACTGCTCATTTGTCAATATTGAAACGCCAAAAACACATAGTATTGTGGCTGTTAAAAAGTCACTTGATAGTAACACCACCCTAACACTCAAAAAGAACATTATAAACGCTAAAAAGTGCTTTAAATTAGGTTTGCTCATTATCCTTAGTTATTTTAATTAAACCTTTTGAGTAGTTTTTAAATAAATTATTAAATACATCCCTTTCATTTTTTCTTTGCCTTTTAGCTTTATTTAAATTGTGTAAAAATTTATTTCTATTTGCCATAATTATATATCTAACATTAAGAATAAACATATTGTGTAAACAACTACATGAATGGCAATTAACCACTTCCAGTTGTTAGGGTCTTGTTTTAAGAATTTTTTATACATATCAAACATTGTCTTTATTTTTAATTAGTGATTTAGATAATTCATGCAGTAATAATTGTCTATAACCTTTTGGCATTTCAAGTGCCTTATCTTTTATTTTATTGTAGTATAT